TGTGAACTTTCCCTTTACCATGCAAGCAATCTCCAACCTGCTTCTAGGATCTGACGATACTCCGGCGACGGCCGGTAAGACGTCGAAGAAAGGAAAAGGCCCCAAGGGCCCGCCAGCGGCTGGTGAGTACCGCGCGGACCCGCCTCCCGCACCCCATGCGATCGACGCTGAGGTCGCTGCTATGCGGGAGACCCGAGATGCGTTTACTTTGCGCAAGGCGGCGGCGGCCGCTACGCTCGAGGCAGACGATGCCGACGAGGGTGAAGTCGGTGGCGACACTAGCGGGGTTTTTAAGCCCCCTGGACCTGAAGCCGGCACCACCTCGACACCCTCCGTGTTTGTTGGGCCCCGCCCCCTGGTAGGGCCCCAGCTACCGGTTTTCGGACCGGCGCCTTCGGGCACCTCTTCTGATGCTGTTGAGGGGGTTCTTTCTCGGGCCTACATGTGGGCCTGCACGTTCGTGGGCGTGCCCGACGGTGTCGGGACGACCGCGTGTCGCGCGTACACTAAGCTAAAAGAACGTGCAAGCTCGGCTAAGACAGAGTTGGCGACAGCCACTGTTATGTCCGTCGGGCTTGACCTTCTTAAGTGGGCCATTGCCACTCTCCTTGACTTCCTTCAGACTCCCGCTGCGTTGAGCGCGTGGTGCTTCATCGGCGCCATGGCCGCCCTTTACAGGTGGGCTACGGGCAGCGTCAGCGCTCATAGTGCTGGCAACGTTGCCGCCTTCGTAACAGGCATGATCCCGACCTCCACTAGCAGCGACATGGTGGTTGTGGCCAAGTCTGTTACGATGGCTCTGACGATGTTTGGAGTTGGTAAGTGGGTGACCGATAACACGGTGAGCTGGGCCGGCCATGTAATGGGCAGCATGGGGTACCCCCCTACTGCTGCCCAGATTGCGGACGTTCAGACGCCCGGGTCATCGTGGCTTGCCCGTGGTGCACCGTTCGATACGGAGTTCGCCCTGGCTGTGGGCGTCGCCGCGTCGCGGGTCTTTGCACTGTGGTCGATGTGGAGTGCTGTGGGCACCGCCATTGCGCCTGCTGCCAAGATTCTAGGTCGCACTGCTGCTGGGTTTTTGGCATGGGCCAAGACCCAGAAGCACTCCTATGTGCCTAAAGGTGCTCTTGTGAGCGCCCCCCTGTCCGCGTTCGACCATGTTAGCGTGCTGTACTCTGGCGCGCTACCAGTCGGGCTTGGCGTCCTCATCATTGCGGCCGGTCGTGTGTGTCTCGCGACGGCCGGTCACTTGTTGGATGCCCATCCTGATCTCCGCGCGGCCAAGTCGGTCGGTGCTGGTCCCTTCTCTCGCGACGCTAAGTATGACTTAGCGTACGCTGACACTTCGCTGTCGCGCGGTGTCGTCCCGACAACCCCTGACGCCTTGGCGTCCGGTTCTGTCGCCGTTGGGTGGAATGGGCGCGAGTTGTGCGCCTCTACATCGCCCAACGGCATTGCACTCAGCCCTGCTGTTTTCTCATCACAGGGCTTGACCACGCCTGGGTATTCCGGTGGTCCCGTCTGGGACGGTGAGATGCATTTTGTCGGGATTGACGTGAAGGGCGAGGGCGAGACCGGGTACGGCGTCCCTGGTGCTCTGATAGTGGAGCAGTACGTGCTCTCTCATCATGAGTACTATCCGGACGAAGTATTCGGTCGTCGTCGGAAAGGAGGCGACGCGGCTAGCGTTGCGGACCACGCTCTGTGGTTCGACGAGCATTTGGAGTGGGTCCAGCGTGCGGCGGGTGTCGCGCGCGCTGCTGCCCTGCTCCACGAGCGGGATCGCAAGATGGATGTTCTTGTTAGCCACTCGTTCTCGATCGCTAAAGCCGTCGCTGAGGTCGTTCACCCCCAAGCCCATTCTGCCACTGCGGAGTCGGTGGCGCAACATGCCGGGGGTCAGCCTGGAGCTGGCAAGAAGCAGAAGAAGCCCTTCTACCGGTCCCGTGGCCCGAAGCAAACGACTCACTCGAGCGAATCGGCAGCACCTGGCTCCCAGGCTGGTGCGCCCGGGGCAGCCCTGGCGGCGTCAAGCTTGACCCACGCGTCCCAAAGCGCGTTTACCCCGCCTGCGGCTACGCCGCAACAGCGACCACACTCGCAGCAGCGTTCACCGGCGCTGCCAAGTACGCCAGGACCTACGCACCCGCATGCCCCAGGTGGGCACGCGGATGCGTAAGTGAGTTCGTGGCGTCTCTTTGCCTTCGGTTGGGGAGATGTGAGGCCATAGGCTACGCCCGAAGCGTAGCGCATATGGATCTCAGAACAGGATCGGGTTACCCTTTACAGGTGCTAGGCCTTCGTACGAAAGCCGATGCCCTTCCCCATCTCCCCCCCCTTGCCCAGTTAATCTCATGCTTAGCCCATAGTGACAACATTTGGCGGCTATTTGCAAAGAGAGAGCTCCGCAAGGTAGGCAAAGAATCTAGAGTTGTGTGTTCCCCCCCGGTTTGGTTCGTTCTGGCAATGACGTCATTGTGCGCTTCCTTCAATCAGCGCTTTTATGACGCCAACCTTTCTATTAATCACGCGGTTGGGACTACGATGTTTCACGGTGGAGTGGGCCAGTGGCTTCAGCATCTCGGTGGCGAAGATCGTATCTTCATCGAGAGTGACGTCAAGGCCTACGACTCGTGCATCGCTCCCTGGCTGTTTGATATTGTCCGCGACATCAGGATAAAATGTTGCGGGCATCGAGCCGCCCTCACGGGCGCTTACAATGAGATTGTCCATACCGCTATGGTATTGGGCGACGGCACCCTCTTGCGCAAGCATGGGGGTAATCCGTCCGGATCACCGAACACCACGGTTGATAACACGTTAGTGCATCTACTCGTTCTCCACATCATGAACTCAGTACTCTGGGGGGGGGAGGCAAAGTATCTGGCTTACGGCGATGACGTCATCATTTCGTTGCCCAAGTCCCAGTCAGCTTCTGCTTCTTCGATCTCAAGCGTCTATGCGTCTCTCGGGTTTGACGTCCCGGTAGAGCGCGTCAAAATAGGCGCTTTCCATGAGGTCTCCTTCCTAGGGATCATGTTCAAGCATGTTCGTGGAGTCTGGGTTGGCGTGCCTGCCACTGATAAGTGGCAGGCCAGTGTCCGGCTTTTGCTGGACCCTGCACCGTTGAGCGATCGGGCAGATGGGTTGCGCTTGTGGGCTTTCTTTGCCCCTACACGCGACCTTTTTACTCAATACCTACCACGTCGGCTGTTAGATGTCGATATGGAAAGGTTATGGGGTCTGCCTGCTGCCCCGGTGGCGCTTCTTGAACATAAGATTCACTTCATGGCTCCTCTCACTCGGCGCGGTCGCGCTCGTAAAGATGGAGTCGCTGTTATTACCGTTGCTCAGCGGCAGACCGGTCGCCGGCGTGGCAATCCTCGCAGAAAGGACCCCGCTGGCGGTCGCCGGTCTCGCAGGGCACCAACCAGTGGACGTGCAACAGTCGTGGCGCCACTCGGCGAGCAGGGAGCGATCCTGCCTTGCCGTATATCGCCAGCCGATGCTGCTCCAGCACCTGTTCCCGACAGGGATTCGCGGAAAACGGCAGTCTTCAAGGCTAGCCTCAAAGGCACGGTGGTGGCCGATGCCGCTGGGGCTTTCGTGAGGGTTGTCAATCCGCGTTACCCTACTAACGTCATGGCCGGCACCTCGGTCGCTGGCGCGTTCACATACGCCGGCCCAATCGGCGTCACGAACATTGCTCAGATGACGACTCTTTTCCAGCGTGTGCGGTGCACCGGCTGTTCTTTTGAGTTGACGGGCAGTGCTTCTATGACGACGGCTCAGGGTGCCATTGTGACAGCGATTATACCGCCGGGTGAAGCGCTCCCGGTGAATTACGCTGCTGCGCAGGCCATTGACGGTGCTACCTTGCACCTGCCGGGAAAGGTGACCAATGACAAGTACAAGTGTTTGTGGGTTCCTAGTTCGCAGCTTGAGGCTACCGAGTACAATGACACGGGGGCTACGTTTTCGTACGCCGCGATCGCGGCCGGCAATGTCGATGGGATCATGCTCATCGCCGGCTCCGGACTCGTGGTGGGCGAAAACGTGCTCTACAACGTGGACATGTGCTACGAAGGTTTGCCCGATCAGGCCTCAGCCCACTTCACTGGGTCCCGCGTCCATGCCCTTGACACCAAAGGGCTTGAGGCGGATGCCCATGTCAGACGCAACCTGAAGGCGAATGGTCTGAAGTCAGAGGTCGACGTCCACAACAAGGGCGTGGTTAGTACAGTGTGTAAGGACGTAGGTCTCAAGCCTCCAACCTCCATGTCAGCTGACGTGGGGGATTTGTCGAAGGTTGGGAAATTCGCCCTTAAGCACGCGTATCTGGCCGCCTTACTGTGATCCGTCTCTAGCTCACGAGTATAAACTGAGCTAACGTCCAGTTCACGACGTCTAAACTGAGCGCTTGGCCGCGCGCTTCCCAGCGGCGACGAGAGTGTCGAGCGTATCCTGACGCACCCACTCGAGTCGAGGTTGGTATAACCAACCGGACTATATCCGTCGCCCATCTTGTTAGCGTGTAAATAGTCATTGTACGGACCCCCCCTAGGGACGCTTAGGGAGGGGACTGTGCCTTGGCGGGTGTGACTGGCCACCACTTATCTCCCC